CTAACAATGGATCTACACCTACTGCTCCTACTCCTGCTGCTACACCTTCTGGGAGTGTAAGCAACGAATACCCATCTCCGGTTCCTAGCCCGTTGCCGTCCCCGCTTCCGGCGCCTGTGCAGCCATCCACGACCACAATAGAGAGCACCCCTACTATAAGCAATACCCCCTCTACGACTGTTACGCCGCAGCAGGCAGCACCTGCAACAGTTCCTCAAACAGTCGCAAAACCACAAGCAGTGGTCAAGTCTCAATCTAAACCAAAAGCAAATACACCATTAAAGAATGTTAATTTTAAGCCTCAAACTCCTAATCCAGTATTGAAACCATCTGTTATAAAACCGAATACTGTGCAGAATAGTAGGCTTGGTGGTCCTTTAGGTACTGTTTCAAATGTTTTTGGTAGGATCGGAGACACAATGCAAAACGCGGCCAGTGGAAGACTAGGTAAGGGCGATCAATTAAGACAAACAAGTTTATTGCCTTGGCAAAACAAAAGAAGATAACGAATAAAACAAAACTTTACGAAAGCCCTCATATTAAATGAGGGCTTTTTTATTTAACTATGAAAACAAAAAATAAGAAAAAGGGGAATGAATTCGTATATTTAGTATACTGCAATCCTGACCCGCAATTAGTTTATGGAGTATACAAATCAAAGCATGACGCCATTAGGTACGCAATTAGTTTAATAAGATATAGAAAAGAAAAAGCAATATCAAAAGGCCAAACATTTGGTTATTATCATTTTCGTCCATTGATGCAGCCGATGCAGCTACTGTGGATGAAAGATAAAAATAATCCTAGTTATTACGACATGTGCGTTTTTACAGCTTGTTTATCTATTCCAGAAGAAAAAAACAATGAATGGGGAGATAATGCATGTCACATTAGAGTAGTTAGAAGATTTTTAACATAAAAGTTTTTATCTTACCTCTTTGACGTTTATTTTTTACTGCAAATCAACATTTTAAAGAAACAAAAAATAACACTAGAAATGTTTTGACATAGACCTTTAATTGAATAATCTAACCAAACAATTTATGTACAGAGTAGAAACTGGAAGCAATCAAATTTTTAGATATGACAATGTCCTAAGGCCGGATATATGCAAAGAAATCTGTGACCTTTTAATTGAATCAAAGGGTGACCACCTAACTAGTTTAAGCCAATCCGATAGGGTTCCATGGAACGATAATGATGTATGTAATTTTCGTGATATTAAAAATTTAGAGCTAAAGGCAAAAATAAATGAATACAGACATCTAGCTAAAAACTTAGCGATGGTTATATTTAAAAGTATAGTATTCATAGATTATACAGACTTGGTTGTATGGAGGACGGGAAAGGCTCAAAACAGACATAAAGATAATGGATACGTAAATGACAGTCCTCTTAGGTCTAGAAAATTTACATGTATCACATATTTAAATGATGATTTTGAAGGTGGTAGAACTTTTATAAAAACTGAGCGTGGGGATGATTATATATCTGATCCAAGAACAGGGTCAGCTGTATTTTTTTACTCAGATGATAGATGTGAGCATGGTGTAACAAAAATTGAGAACGGAATAAGAATGACGCTTCCTATTTGGTTTTGCACCGATTATTCCTCAAGCGAAGAGGCAAGAGATAGTAAAATAGCTATCCAGGCTTAAAAAATTTATCGGAGTGTAGCTTAGCCTGGCTAGAGCGCCTGGTTTGGGACCAGGAGGTCGCGAGTTCGAATCTCGCCACTCCGAAATTAATTCATAATAATATGGAAAACAAACAACAGGAAAACATAACAAATCAAACAATAGAAATTCCTATACAGCAAGAAAGACCTAGAGTTGAATTTATTCAACCCACAAAAATAAAACTAGGTTATTCCTTTAATAAAGAAATGGGTATAGGTGTTTTTGCTACAAAAGATATTGAGCCTGGAGAATTAATTGAAAGGTGCTACGCCGTTCAATTAGCTAACAGATCCAGGTATCAACATGACCCACAAATAAAAAGATATCTATATACAAATAGATGCGAATGCCAGCAATGCGTTATACATGGGTCTCATATGAATATGGTATTAGGGTATGGAATGATATATAACCATCAAGACGAACCAAATACTGAATGGAATTTTAAATGGGACAAAGACTATGCAGATGTAATATGTATAAAACCTATTAAAGCTGGAGAAGAAATATATGTTTCTTATGGTTCTAGTTACTTTAAGGAACGTGAATATTTCTCCGCAAAAGGAGAAGAATTTAAAGAAATCCAAGAAAACTTGATTGAAAATTAACATATACACCGATGGAGCGTGTTCAGGTAATCCAGGCCCAGGTGGATATTCAGCTATAGTAAAATTTGAAGACAACACCAGAAATGTATTAAGTCAGGGATACAAAAACACAACAAACAATCGAATGGAGTTGAGGGCAGCAATAGCTGCCCTTAATTCTATAGTTGAGCATAAAAAAAGTGAAGTTGTATTGTACTCAGACTCAAAATATATCACAGATGCGGTGAATCAAGGCTGGATAATAAATTGGAAAAATCGTAAACTGTCTGGAGTTAAAAACCCTGAACTTTGGAGACAATTTATTGAGTTGATTGATCAATTTGATAAATTGTCTTTTGTATGGGTTAAAGGACACAATGGACACGAAGAAAATGAACAATGCGATGAACTGGCAAGAAAAGCAATAAAGGGAGTCCTTTTGGACGACATTTAATTAAATATAAACAATAGATATATGAATAAATTAAAGATATTTGATGAACAAATTTCAAGAAAACCGAATCTTTACCCATGGACAGATAAATTTATAGAAGCCATGCATAATGGGTTTTGGACAGACAAAGAATTTAATTTTAAATCTGATGTTCAAGATTTTGCTGTAAAATTAACCGAGCAAGAAAAACAGATTGTAATACGTACCCTGTCTGCAATAGGTCAAATAGAGGTCGCTGTAAAAACATTTTGGGCGAAACTCGGTGAAAATTTACCACACCCATCACTATCTGATTTGGGATATGTAATGGCTAATGTAGAGGTTATACATAATAATGCCTATGAAAGACTTATTTCAGTGTTAGGCCTTGAAGATGTATTTGAGGAGAACCTAAAACTGGAATGGATCCAGGGAAGAGTTAAATACTTGAAAAAGTATACACATAGATTCTATAAAGATAGTAAAAAACAATATTTATATGCTCTTATATTATTTACATTATTTGTAGAAAACGTTTCACTATTCTCTCAGTTTTATGTAATAAACTGGTTTTCCACCTTCAAAAATGTGTTGAAGGATACAGACCAGCAAGTAAAGTACACTAGAAATGAAGAAAATATTCATGCGTTGGTTGGCATACAAATAATTAATACTATAAAGAAAGAGTATCCAGAAATTTTTGACAAAGACTTAGAGGATAAAATATTGGAAGAAGCTCAAGAAGCTTTTGTTTCAGAGTCAAAAATAATAGATTGGATGGTTAATGGAATAAATGAAAACGGTTTGTCTGCAGACATATTAAAAGAATTTATTAAGAATAGGATTAATAATTCCTTGAATCAAATAGGTTTAAAATCCGTATTCGAAATAGATAAAGAAAAAATTTCTACAACTGTTTGGTTTGACGAACAGCTATTAGCAAACAACATGACAGACTTTTTTCATTCAAGGCCTGTTGACTATTCTAAAAAGTCACAATCATTCTCAGAGGATGATTTATTTTAAACAAACAAACACGAGATGACAGTCAGAGATCTAATAAGCAAATTATCCAAAGAGGATCCTGATTTGCCTGTAGTAGTTGAAGCAAATGAGGCTACATACGATTTGCTTGAATCAATCAGGGAAATAAATATAAGAAAAAATAAACAACAGTGCTATTTAATTTGGGATGGAGAGTTTTGTGAAACCGAAAACGACGAAGCAGGTACACAAAAAGCTCTTTTCCTTTGCAGAAAGATGCTGTATTAACTACAAAAAATTAAAATGAATAAAGACTGTTATTGGCTAAATAAAGACTCTAGAAAATTCCTTGAAAGAGGTTATTTAATCGAAGGAGAATCCGCTGAGGAACGCATAAATGATATATGTAAGGCTGCTGCGGGGATCTTGAGAAATCACAAAATATTAATCAAAGACAAAGTAGATAAAACTTTGTTAAACAATTTTGAGGAAAAATTTAGTGACTATCTATATAGGGGTTTTTACTCACTAAGTTCGCCCATTTGGGCGAACTTCGGTAGGGAGAGGGGATTACCTATTAGCTGCTTCGGCAGCTTCATCCCGGATAGTATGGAAGGTATAATGTATAAACTTGCTGAAGTAGGTATGATGACCAAGTACGGTGGAGGTACCTCTGCTTTCTTTGGTGATCTTAGGGGCAGGGGTGATTCTATCTCCTCTGGAGGAGAATCTACGGGTTCTGTGCATTTTATGGAGTTGTACAATAAACTGATGAACGTTGTTTCCCAGGGTAATGTACGGCGTGGTTCATTTGCTGCTTATCTCCCCATTGACCACAAAGACATAAATGAGTTCCTTCAAATTAGAGACGAGGGACATGAAATTCAGCAAATGTCTTTTGGTGTTTGCGTTAGTGACGCCTGGATGGAACAGATGATAAACGGAGACAAAGAGAAAAGAAAGGTATGGGGAAAAGTAATTCAAAAGAGATTTGAAACTGGTTATCCATATATTTTCTTCTCAGACAATGCAAATAATAATGCACCAAATATCTATGCAGAAACTGGGCATAAAATATATGCTAGTAACTTGTGTTCAGAGATAATGCTATCTAGCTCAATGAACGAATCATTCGTGTGTAATCTCTCATCGATAAATCTTGAGAGATGGGATGAATTAGTTCAAACCGACGCTATTGAATTACTGGTAGTATTTCTTGATGCGGTGATGCAAGAGTTTATCCTAAAAACCAACGGCAACACATTTATGCAACATGCACATGCATTTGCAGTTAATCAGCGTGCACTTGGGATAGGAGTACTTGGTTGGCATTCATACCTGCAATTAAATTTGACTCCATTCGAGAGCATGGAGGCAAAACTTAAGAACGCAGAGATATGGAAAATTATTAGGACAAGGTGTGACTCTGCTACCCAGAATTTAGCCGAGATCTTCGGCAGAGCACCCATTTACAATGGTTCAAAAGAGTCTAGGCGCAATACTACAACATTGGCGGTAGCACCCACTACAAGCTCTAGTTTTATATTGGGTCAAGTGTCTCCAAGCATTGAACCACTCAGTAGCAATTATTTTGTAAAAGATCTAGCTAAAGGTAAATTTACTTATAAAAATCCTTACCTGAAAAAGTTACTCAAATCGATTGGACAAGACACGGACGATACATGGTCGTCCATTCTGGTCAATGGTGGGTCTGTGCAACATTTGTCATTCTTGCCCCAAGAAGAGAAAGATGTATTTAAGACATTCGAGGAGATATCTCAGCTAGAGATAGTTAATCAAGCCATCCAGCGACAAAAATATATTGATCAAGGACAGTCATTAAACTTAATGATTCCGTCTAACACAAAACCTAAAGATGTGAATGAGTTGTTGATTCATGGATGGAAGAATGGTATAAAAGCTTTCTACTATCAGAGAAGCTCTAATCCATCACAGAAGTTAGCTAGATCAATATTGTCTTGTACATCCTGTGAGGCTTAAACCAAACATATCAAAATCAATGAAAGCTATATTAGAATTTGACCTGCCGGAAGATTCCAATGATCATGAATACGCTGTAAAAGGCATTGAAATGAGGATCTTGATCAGCGACCTCGAAAACGAAATACGCCAGAAATTAAAGTATGATGGAGGCGAATTTGCTGGACAGTGGCATGTTGAAGAGTATAAAGAAAATGAGTCGGGGGAGTATGTCCCTGAAAGGGTGGCCAAAACTGCTTGTGACCACACTCTAGAAAAAGTGAGAGACTGGTTAACAAAAGAAAAGATAGAGAGAAACATACCGGAGTTAATCTAAAAAATGCTGTCATATATAAAGAACAAGTTACCATTTAAGGTTTCGCTAATAAGAAACCAAAATAAACGCTGGTATAAACCGGTGTGCGTTAGATCTAGAATGCTCATGAATGGCAAATTGAAACCACAAGAATTTCATTGGATGGTATTCTCCATTCAATTGAAATATTTCAAGTAAATTAAACAATTATGAGTTTTATAAACATAACTAAATATTACCTCAGGAGATTTTTTATGCGATGTCTCCAGCTATGTCCATATTGCTTATCAAGAGTGAATGGAACTAGGAGTAGGACATATATTTGTCCGTTTTGTAACTATAGATCTAACTTATAAAATAATATACTTATTATATGGGGTAATGAGTTAATTCTCATTGCCCCATTTTTTGTTACAAATATGTGTACATATTTTTAACAAAAAAAATCGCAGGTAAACCTCAACTAACAACAACACAACCACACTATGCAGCTTGAGCTAGACCAACAATCCAACGTCAAATTAGTTTCAGTAACTCAACCACTAGTAAAAAATATTGGGACCCCAGAGGAACTAATTGTTTATTGTGCTAGAGTGTCAAATCCATCTAATCAATTTAATAAAGAGACATCTGGTAAACTATTGAACTACTGCATAGATCACGGTCATTGGTCACCATTTGAAATGGCCTCGATGACTGTTGAAATAACGACATCTAGGGCAATAGCAGCACAGATACTTAGACACAGAAGTTTTAGCTTCCAGGAATTCTCTCAGAGATATGCTGGAGTCACTGGTACCCAAGAATTAAATTGGAGAGCTCAGGGTAAAACCAATAGACAGGTTGGTGACGAAGAGATTGAATTATCTGATCAGCTAAAAGAAAAGATATACCTATCACAACGTCTGTCCCTTGACGTATACCAAAATTTAATTGAGGAAGGTGTTGCAAGAGAGTGCGCCAGAATGATTCTACCACTAAACACAACTACTACTCTGTATATGTCTGGCACTGTTAGATCATGGATTCATTATCTTGATCTTAGGTTGGATGAGGTAACTCAAGCCGAACATCGAATCATAGCCCAAAAGATAAAAGACATATTTATTGGTGAGTTCCCAATTATATCTAATGCATTAAATTTTCAATGTATAGACTGTTCCAGTGTAAATTTAAACGAATTGCACGAGCAAATAATTAGTAATTCATACGTTGCAGATCAAATGTGGAGTACAAACTGTACAGACTTTAAAATAACTGAACTCAAAAGACATAGCCTTGACGAATATTATTTTGAAATAAAGGGAGAACCTATAAATGATTTGACGGATCTTGGCTCAACAATCGCTGGAGTAATTAAAATTATTGATGGTGAGTATAAAGTAGACTACTGCGAAGTTAACAAAATAGGAGAATACAAAAGATTAGCTTATGAAAATTATTAAAAAGCCATATCAACCTGAAGAAAATGAATATATAAATGATTTCACAGGCGAGTCATTTGCGGCTTTCGGTCCAGACTGTACACTAAAAATCAGTTTTGGTTATGGGTCAGAGTTTGATGGCGCAAAAATTCAATTGGATTTAAGCGACAAAGAAATTAAGCCAATTCTAGAAATGATTAGGGAAAAATTATGTGATCAAACTAAAAAACACATAGAACAGAAATTAAATGAAACAGAAAACAACTACGATGACGCAATGCAAACTAGAGATTGGAGTGCTTGCGATTTAGTGGGTAACTGTATGTCATTGTATAGATTTTTATTATCTAAAAATGAATAAAATAGATGAAATTGTGGAAATGCTTCGCGTGAGAGGTGAAAATCAAGAATACATTATCTCATATCTGACGAAGATTATTAGAGGCCTTGAGGCTGTAGTACCAAATCCTGTTAAGGGGTATCTAGAGGTCACAATCCACAACATGACCCCAGTTAAACATAAGACAGAAACATAAATGAATATATTTGTAATAGATTTAGACCCTCGCACAGCAGCTAGGCATTTAGTTGACAAACACATATCGAAAATGGTTACTGAAACGGCTCAAATCTTGTCTAACTGTTTTACGTTAGACAGGATGGCCATGAGTGACTGTCCACGAAACCAAAAAGGCGAAGCAAGAAAACATTCATATCCACACCATCCATGTTGTAAATGGGCACCACAGTCCAGAGACAACATGAGGTGGTTAGTGGAGCACGCAAGGGAAATGGATATAGAGAGAATGTGGAGATTTGGTAAAGTAGAAACGCATTTCTCAATGAGCTTCATCAACTGGGCTTCTCAAAACTTGTCCAGTTCTATAGCACCTGAGAGTGGGCTAACCGAGTTCGCGCAGGCGATGCCAGAGGAGTATAAAAGTGATAATGCGGTAGACGCATATAGATCTTATTATGCTTTTGGCAAAACTCATTTACATAAATGGACAAGAAACAAACCGAGTTGGATAGAGGAGATAATAAATGGATACTAATCTAGAAAAACAATTATTGGATAAATACCCTAAAATATTAAGAGATATGGGGGGAGATCCTAGAGTAACCTGTATGGCGTTTGGCATTGAGTGCGACAATGGATGGTATTCAATATTAGATAAATGCATGGAAAAACTTCAATATTTCTGTGATATTTGTGCAAAAGTTAACAGCCCTGTACAGGTTGTCGCAGATCAAATAAAAGAGAAGTTTGGAACACTTCAATTTTATTTTAGCGTAGAAGGTGAAGTAGAAGATTACCAACTTCAGTACTCAATTATTGAAAATATAATAGATAATGCTCAACTTGAATCTAGGTACACCTGCGAAATAACTGGAGATAGCGGAGCATTATGTAAAAAGGGGAGGTGGCTTAAAACATTATGTAGGCAAAATGCCAAGCATCATGGTTATGTTGCTGCTGACCCAGAGCTACAAAAATACTGGGACTCTAAAGATAAGACATAATTATATGAGCAATGAAGACATAGAAGAATACGCTTTCTATGAAAGCGGTTTATCTGCACACGGTTGCCTAGAAAAACTAGACCAGTACACCCTAGATGCAATCACTGAATATGGTAGGATTATTCAGAGAATGCACCTAGAGAAAATTAAAAGTGGTTTTCAAGGTTGTTGTTATGCGTGCGAAGTTGTAGGCATAACCAATCAAGAACTTGAAGCTAAAATCAAAAAGATGGAAGATTCTATAGAAAAATTAGGACAAACCATTCAAATTATAGACGAGTTAATTAAATTATACAAAAAAGATGGAAATCAAACTTCTTAGAAATCAGATAAATAGTATACTTACCTTTGCTGTAAGGGATGAAGATAAAAAAGAATATCTAGTAACTATTGGTAAAATAAATAACATTAGAAATATCGAATCAGTTACTTTTAGAGGGGTCCAGCTCGATCAGTCTAATGAACAAGAGGATTATATTAGAAATAAAATACTTCAGGCTGTAGAAGTTGAAATAGATAAAATACAATCTAACCTTGATATATCTTTGGGTGATATGCCCGAAGAAAAAGCAGAAGATAAATCTTTCTATGAAGACTTAAAAAATTTTAAAGAAAAGTATCCAGAGTGCTATATAGAATGCTGGACACCTGAAGATTATTCTTCAATCAAGCATGACCTGGAAAACGAGAATATAGATTATCCTGAGACTAATTGGTCAGATGAATTATGGATAAATGTATCGAACAAACTGGATCATGATTTTGACGCTAATAATGGTACAAATTGGGATAGGTTGAAATATGTAATTCAAAACTTAACAGCAAAATAAGCATATGATTATAATAAGAAAATCTCCAATAAGTAAATTGGAGAATTCAATGGATCTGGACATAACAGAGGAACAGATCCAAAAATGGCAGCAAGGGGAACTAATTCAAAATGCATTCCCCAATTTAACAGCCAGTGAGAGAGAATTCATTAAAACTGGGATAACAGACTTAGAGTGGGAAATGATGTTTAAAAATTAGTTTTATGATAACTCATAGCTACAAAAAGAATGGAATAAAAAGTGAATTTGTAGATAGATATTATCTTTTTGATATAAATTCTATTAAGGATGAAGAAGATATATTAGACTTTGGAAAACTTGAGGGGAAATATAAAGAAATTATGTCTCGATATCATAATCTCTCTATTGATGAAAAAAAAAGACAATATCAAAAAAAGAAAATCGTTCGCAGGATAATAAAGCTAGAGAGAGAAAACGACCCAGATCCTGATTTAGAAATATTAGGGGATTGGTAAAAAATTATTGATTTTATTTCTTAATCCTATAATTAAATCCCCCTATGAATAAAATAAAATATAGAGCATGGAACAATGAAACAAATACATATAAAAACAACGTCTTTCTCTCGGATGACGGGCTTAACCTTATGTATTTTGAAGATGCAAAAATTTTTGTGTCCCCATTGTTAACCGAAACATACACAATAGAGCAATACAGCGGATTCGATGATAAATCTGGGGTACCTATATTTGAGAACGATATTATAAACTTAAAATACCATTACGCCGATGGTACAGATGACATTGAAGATGTAACTAAAAAGGTAATATTTAACAATGGATCATTTTCATTCGATAATGGAACTATGCTTGAGTTTAAGTTAAAACCATTTAGCTCTATGGAGGTCATTGGAAACATTAATCAAAATCCACAACTACTTAATTAATGGAATATTTTTTTAAGACTATTTTAGCTGTTACTTTCTTTAGTACAGCAATTGCGGTAGTAATTGCCGCCTACATAACAAGCAAGAAAAAATGAACATACAATATACATTCGACTCATACCAAGAAGAGGCATCTAAAACGGCCATATATAAAAATAAACTAATCTATCCAGTACTGGGATTAACAGGAGAAGCAGGAGAGGTAGCAAACAAAGTAAAGAAAATACTCAGAGACAAAGATGGTAAATTAGATATTGATGATAAAGATAGTATTTGCAAAGAATTAGGTGATGTACTGTGGTATTTAGCCGCATGTGCAACGGATCTTGGTCTAGATATGAATGATATTGCAGTAAAAAATCTAGAGAAATTAAACTCTAGGGCAGAACGAAACACAATTTCCGGTGACGGAGACAACAGATAATGCAAAAAGACAAAATTACAATTAAGGATCTACGGCAAAACGGATTCAAAGTAAGGGTTCTTCACACAGACCCATATACGATTCCACATGCATTCGACGTAAATGAAAAAGCTCTGGAGCTTTCTAAAATTGGAACATGTATAGAGATTAGGGATCCAGAAGGGGTAGAACATAGAGGAGTAGCATTGTGCAGTAAAGCAGATAACTGGAACAGAAAACTTGGAAACAAGATTGCCCTAGGTAGAGCTTTAAAAACTGTGCCAGATGATTGGTTGAATAAAATTACCACAAAATAAAAAATATATGAATAAAAACATAAACAACAACAAAGAAACAATAGAACTCAAAAAACAATTAATTTCACTCACTCGTGAGAATAATATTCTTCGTGAACTTAATTCAGTAACGTCAGCCTTTGTAATTGGAGCAAATGTTTATGACGCTGCTGCAAGAGACATGATGTCCATAAAACAAAAGATAAATAAGTTCTACGAGGAAGTAGATAACTCAGAAATTCGTACACAATCTTCTAAGATAACTAAAGTAAAGAAAGAGGCCGCAAAAAAGAAATCGGCTGTGGTAGCTAAAAAAAAGCAAACAATTAAATAAAAATATATATGAGCGAAGAAACCAATACAGAAAAGACGGAAGACGAATCTGAAGTCCAGGAGCTAAATTATGATGTAATCATTAAAAACAATCAACAAAAGACAGTGTTTCTTAATGTCTTTGAGATTGAAGTCACTGACAAAGAAACGGGGGTAATGACCCCATTAATTTACACTAGGTATCATAATGAAAGTAGCGTGGTTCCTGGAATTCCTGAGGCGTTGCCAGCAAAATACAGCACTTCAGACCTTAACGGTAATTCTGAAGTCTATACTCCAGAGGATAATTACAACATGCTTCTTTCTATAGAGACATCTATAAATCAATATGTTGAATTGAATAACGAGAAACTAAAACAAGGTGCTCTTGCTCTGGCAAACGCAGAGGACAATACAAAAAATGACAACGAAAACTGAACAAGTTGCAAGCACAGAAGAAATTGATGAATTTCAGGTGTGCGACAACGAATACAGCTTTATTGATCCATTATTTCAAAAATACATAACAAGAATCAGAAAACACAAACCACAGCTTAATGCATATATGTCCATGGCAGACATTGGACTTGTTAAGCTTGCTGCTGGTCTAAGTTCTCATTCGGCCTCTCTCCTTAACCAATTTTGGATTGGAGAATATATAGATGAAGGCTCATTAAACCAGGAGGATATAATCTCAGGGGTTTCAATGGTCATTCACGACATTCACAAAATCTTTGAGGTGCTGGAAATAGAGTCGCTAGTTAAGTGTGGAGACATACCACAAACTATATCTCTAGACTTTGAGTACGATGAGGTAAAATATTTAGTACAGTTATTGGGGTGTGCCTCACTATTAAACGTAATATCTGGTGATATTCTATCTCAAATATGCGATGATTCTATTGAGGTTGATTGTGCACAGGTAGTAAAAAGTTGCTCCATGTGTTTAGCGATTTGCTCTACAATACTTGACTATTGTGGAGTTTGCTTTAAAGATGTGATAGCGAAAAAAGTTTAAAACAAGAAAAATTATGGCCGTGAGACTAAACCCTCACGGCCATAATCTATCTAATTATTTTATAAGTGCCCATAGCTCAATTGGATAGAGCAACGCTCTTCTAAAGCGTAGGTTGCTGGTTCGATCCCAGCTGGGCACGTTTCCTTGACTGAACAACAATAAATATATCTAATAGTAATATGAGCAATAAAATGATTCCACCAAGCATAGTTAAGATAGAGGATGACGTAGACGAAATTATGAGACAGGCTAACGAGAAGATAAGTTCTCTTAATACACTAAAAGATATGGACAATATTATCAAAAACGTTATTCCAAAGATCTCTGGCGACTCCCCCATAAGGAAGCAGTTAGAGTTGTTTATAAATAAAAAATAGCTTTTTTTTAGCTACCAGCTAAAATATAATTTAATCCTGTTATCATAAAGGCAACCATTTAAAAAGATATGCTCAAATACAGTATTTATTTATCCTTTGTAGTTATTTTTAGTTTAGGAGCATTGGCACAAGAGACGGCAACAACAAGATATACACTAGACTCAAATGATTCTTTTACTTCGCTATTCTTCAATAATAGCAATACGTCTTTATTGTATAATGCCTTAAACATGTCTCAGTATTTGAAGTTTAGTTCACCTCCATTGACTCCAACTAGTACTGGTGTAACTGGACAGATAGCCTATCAAGATAACTTTTTGTATATTTGTATTAATACAAATAACTGGAGAAGAATAAGAATGGGAACCTGGTAATGGCTAATACCGATATAGTTGTATTACAGGAGCAATCAGATGGATCATTAAAAGAGGTTCTTTTAACTCCTTCCGTAATAAACGCTCAATATGATGTAATTATAGCTAACACAGCGCCAAGTGTTGCGTCCGTAGCAGACAATCAGATATGGATAAGAAAAACAGATTTACAGCAATTTTTCTTATATAATGATGGAGACACTAGACAGTGGATTCAGCTTCCTCCAGTTCCACATACGCACTCAGAGTTCCCCACATCCGGTTTCGGTTCTATGGCGTCTCAGCAAAAAGAAAGCGTAGACATAACTGGTGGTACAATATCTGGAAGTACTTTAATAGACTGTGGTGAATACTAATAAATAAAATAACTGACACGCGCAACAAGTAATAATATAATAAATCTACTAAAATGGCTAATAAACCAAAAGTAAAAATTAAAAGAGGAACAAACACTCCAACTTCTTTACTAGAAGGGGAGCTTGCTATTGATCTCTCTAACCAGAATTTTTTCGTTGGAAATACTTCTGGGACGCCACTTGCTATTGGTGGTTCTGGCACCTTTGCGACAAAAACTTATGTAGATAATGCTATTTCTAGCTCAGGAGGTGGCGGCGGTGGTAGTGGCACTATGTCTTACCAAAACGCCAATGATGTTACGATCACTGGTGGAAGTATAAATGGAGCTACAATTGGCGCAAGTAGCGCAATGTCTGGTAAGTTTACTACAATTGATTCCACTGATAACTTAAATGTTGGTGGAATAGCTACCTTTTCTAATGGGGTAAGAGGTCCATCATCTGGAGGATTAACCACTTCTCCTATAAATCTCTTGAGCGATTTATATTCCGTCATGGGCAATACAAAGATTGACCTAAACGGAGGGGGAGCCATACAGGGTCTAGGTGCTCCGGTAAATGATAATGACGCTGCAAGAAAAAAATATGTAGATGATGCAGTTGCTGGAGCAGGCAGCGGCGGTACAACTGTATACAATACAACAGTACCTGATGCAACATATAGCGTGTCAGTGGGGGGTGCTCAGCCTGCTCTTGCAAGTTCATGGAAGCAAAAAACAATTGTTCAGGCATTAGACGAGATTTTATTCCCAACTGTTTTAGCGTCTATTGGAACAAATAAATCTGTTTCTTTGTCTGTTGATGGCGACACTGGACTTCTTGAGATAGGTAGCTCATATTCTAGAACCCTCACTGCTACTTTTGCTAGTGGAACAATTAAAGACGGTAGTGGGGCGACAAATTCAAATCCTTTGGTGGGGGCAGCCATAGATTATACATTTACTGGAACTGGAATATCTAGTACAAATCAAACAGGCAATACACTTTCTTTTGATTCTGCTGTTGTATCTGGAGCTAACAACTGGGCAGTTACAGTAACTCATGGACAGGGTTCTGGTGCTTATTACGATAATAAAGGAGCAGCAGGAACAAATTTACTTTCATCCAGAGCCGCTGGAAGTACAAGCGATTCTTCTAGTTCTCCATCAATTACGGGGGTTTATCCTTATTATTATCTGAAGAGTTCCAGCCCAATTACTGTTTCGCAAATGGTTGAGGCAATAGAAAACGGCACGGCTACCAAGGTTATAGCCACTACAACTGGAACAATAACTATTGACCCATATTTATTAAATGCGCAACATTTTGCGGTAGCTTATCCATCAAGTAGCACAGAAAAAACATATTACTATATTGATAACTTAAATAAAGGAGCAATTACAATTATTTTTAATCCTGTTTCTGCTCCTCAGAGTGTAGTTACTTCATTGTGGACTCGTGACTACTTGATACATACTACGACTAATGCGCAAACAAGCGGTAGTCAAACAATTCAATTGAAAAATAACCAAAACCAATAATATGCCAATAGGAATCGAGCTCGCAGGTGGAATTTTAGTAGGTACAAGCAAACCAGTTGAGGCAAAATATGGCCCATACAGTAGCACAAGTGCCGCTCTCAGTGATATAGGAATTACACTTCGTTATAAAGGATTAACAGTTGGTATCGAAGATGCTGGTCAAATCAAAGAATATTGGTTTCGTGATGGAGTAACTGACAGCGACTTCATTCAAAAAAATTTAGGTGGAGGAGGTGGAGGTGGAGGGTCAGTTACTGTTAGTAAAGTATCTACAAATGGTGCGTATAGCGGGGAAATAACAAATGTTACAGGACTTAGATTTGACGAAGACTCGGGGTTTGATGTTGTAGATCTTGGTAGTGGAAACGCCAAGGTGCAAATGAATAGCACTTTTAAACACTGGCAAGTGGATGGGCAACCAGGTTTAACTGCTCAGGGATTAGACACTGTAAATTTTATTGCTGGTACAAACATAGATATCATTGCCAATACCACAAACAAGAGCCTAACATTTAGTACACCTAATTTAAATGTAGGTCCTGGATTAACGTATGGATACGATAGTGTGTATAACGTTAATACGCTTTACTTGTCAACACCAATGCCAACGTTTACAGAAGGCACTGGAATAGATATTGGAGTGAATTCTGTAACCAATGTTGTAACTGTTTCTGCTGCATTAGCCAATACCACGCATGATGATGTAACTCTTAATGATCCAATCATCAATCGACCAAGCATTGAAGACCCAACTATTGATATGGGCGGCAACAGCATTACTGGTTTAGGTGAACCAGTAAACTCTAGTGATGCAGCAACAAAGCAATATGTAAATGCGCAGATAGCGGGTATATCTACATCTGTCTTTAGTTACAAAGGTGGAATAACAAGCGTATATCCAATAGATAGCTCTCTAACTGCAGCATCGCTGGATTTAGATGCACTCAGCCAAACAGCTGGGTCATATTATAGCGTTAACGGTGATTACCAATTAACAAGCGCAGGGGCTGGATACGACACGCAAGGTAGAGGAAAAGTCAATTTGTCTTGGGGGGCAGGATCAAATTCTGCTGTGGCTGTTCAGGGAGATGCTCTAGTTAAAACACCAACTGGATGGGATATAATACCGGTCACACAAACTAATTCAGTTTTTGGTACGATAGCTGTACAAAATGCTGACGCAGTAGCTATCACTGGCGGAAACATCCAAGGCACTGCAATAGGTACAGTAACACCAGGAGTCGGCAAGTTTACTTCCTTAGAGTCTACGCTGTTTTTAAAGAGCTCTGAGATTGAAACTAGTTTTGTATATGGCTTAACTAATGATATACCTGTTGGTTCCTACGCAGCCTCAACACAGTGGGTAACGAATGAACTGGCAAAAACAAATAATCATAGAGGGAGTCTACATCAAGCTGCAATGAGTGCCGGTGTAACGTCTGTTTCGCCCCCTTTAGATTTAGGTTTCCTGGTCAGCGCATGGGGTTCTTACCTTCCAGCTACTCCTGGTCAATTTTTTATTGTAGACACTATTTTTAGTACTAATGGAAACCCCAGCCAAGAATCTTTGCAAGTTACATGGGAAAACAACCCATGGTACAATAAATTATTTCTAAGAATTGGAGATTTGTTGTTAAGAACTCAAAATGGTTGGGTTTGTTTAAGTAATGGAGGAAAAAAGGGTGCCAGTTTGCGCTATTCCGGTACTCTCACCCATGAAACAACATCAGGGGGTAATTTAAACTACATGCTTCCTGATACCACGGAGGGAGCATTATATGTTTGTGCTGACTTAGAGGCTAAGAACTATTACGACATGAACGCAATGTTCAGTATTACACTGTCTCCTGGAGACGGGTTGTTCAAAGGCCCTACAGGTTGGCAAAAATTGGTGTTGTCGGGAGGTGGAGGTGGAGGTGGAGGTGGAGGTGGAGGTGAAATTGGAGGACCTATATCAACTAGCCAAATCACATTAACCGGCTCTAGCCCCGCTGTTAAAATTACTCCAAATTTTGGTTTAGGGTTTTTGTTAAAGGACGAGCTCGACAGTAATATACTTCATCTGGGGATGTGGTACGGTAGATCAGGTATAGTCTCCCATACGCCAGACATGCAATTACTTACGCCAAGTAAATTACTCATAGGAGGAATTAGTGGCGGGTTTGCTAGCACCGCAGAAGAAGTCACAATAGATAGTAATGTAACTAAAATAACGGGACAACTTAAAACAGCTTGGATAGAGCCATCAACGCCTGGAACATCTATCTTAATCAATTCTGAGTTACTGGTTGGTGCTGGTTTGATTGATCTATCGATGGGTATGGGTTATTCTCGTATTAAGGGGCTGGGAGAGCCCCAGCACGAAAACGACGCAGTCAGAAAAAAATATGTAGACGACCTAGTTGGGGGTGGTGGTGGCTCACAAAACAGCATAAGTTACAAAGGAAGGATATCGGAATTAATTGGTTATCCTGAAAATAGCTCGCCTATTAATCTTGATAACGCTAATTTTCAATTATCACAGACCATCGGTTCATATTACGAGATAGACATCGACTATCTTCCACCTTCTCCTTCATCATACAATGAAGGACCAGTGATATTCACATACACCGATCCGATAACTCTCTATCCTAAACAAATAACTGCTAAAGTTGGGGACGGGATATTAAGAACTGCGACTGGCTGGCAAGTATTACTTGGACCCAGACAGCGTGTTGCATTTAGAGGCAACATCAGCAATGTTATTATACCAGGAACAATACCCAGCTTTCCGATAGATCTATCTACGTACTTGATGTTTGATCCGCCAGGAACGATATATGTTATAGATAGTGATTACGGAGTTGTCGGTGGGATTGTGCCGTTTAGTTACATGGATTTAAACACCGCATCTACAGTGACATTAAATCTTGAAAAAGGCGCTGTCATATTAAAAGTTGACTTGGCGGGTTGGAGGAAAATAGGTGGAAGCTCTGGTGGAGGCTCTGGTGGAAGCTCTGGACTTAACCTCAAGAACATGTCTTCTGTTTTTCCTCCAGGTATGGCAACTCCACCTTTTGATTTATCTTACTTAGACCAAGCTACTGGAACTGTGTATCTTGTGGATTACGAGTATAGTGGTACTCCTGGTGTTTCTGTGGCTGCAACTTATTACGATTATGCTGATTCAAATGCTGGAGTGTTAAAATTAATAGATTTTAAGAAAAATGATTTATTGTTAAAAACTCCTACAGGTTGGATAGAGATACTTGCTCCTCACGACGTAAAAACACAGAATATTCAAAGTGAAGGCACATCTCCCAATATAACTAAAATGGTGGGAGATATTAGATTGGTTGGTTCTCCAGGACCATTTCAGGATGCATACTCAGTAGGATCCGTTTTATCTCACAATGGCATTTATTTAAATGCAAGTGGCGGCGATACCTATTTTAAAGCTGAATATGGCGACATAATTTTAGGAGCTAACTATTATCCCGACGCATCAGTCAAAGTCCGTGGGAAACTTGAGGGTATCTCATCTAATTCAGTACCTATCCCTAGATTAGAAAATTTTATTATTGATGGTGGAGAGTTCTAAAAATAAGTAAACTTAAAATACGAATATAACATTAATTTTTAAAATTTGTTATAGACGATAAAAATAATTAGATATAAAATAAAAACAATATGCCAAATCCTACTATAAAAATTAAAAGAGGTTCAGCTGCGCCTGTTTCATTAAACCCAGGTGAGTTCGCGATGGACCAAGCCAATAGAAAACTTTACATTGGAAAAAATGATGGAACTCCGCTTGTCGTTGGTGGTGATGGCACCTTTGCTACAAAAACTTATGTAGATACTGCAATATCTACTGGAGCTGGTTCATTTGGAACCATGTCTGGTCAAAACGCCAACAATGTAACTATTACTGGCGGTAATATAAATGGGACCACAATTGGGGCAAGCGGACCAATGTCTGGTAATTTTACCAGCTTAGCTACTACGTCTCTTACTGCTACGGGTGGTTCTATTAATAGTGCTACTATAGGTGCCGCTACTCCATCTACTGGTGCGTTTACCTCTCTTACCGCATCCACCGCTCCAACATCAGCAAACGATGTTGTCCGTAAATCAGACCTTGATAGTGCTATTTCTGATCTTGGAAGTGTATTTAGATATGCCGGGGATATAAGTCAAAGTAATGTTGGAACTACAAAAGATTTAAATGATTTGCCAGACAAAGCTACTGGCGCTTACTATAGAGTAGACGTTGCTGGAGTATATAATTTTGCTTCTGTTAGTTATACACTTAAAGTTGGAGATGCTTTAGTTAGAACTCCTGCTGGGTGGCAAAAACTCGATAATGTGGACGCAGAAGTTAAGGGTACTCTTAATGAAATTGTAGTTAGTGGAGATGACAATCTTGGATACACAATATCCATTGATCCAAACTTGACTTTGGATTGCGGAACATATTAATAAAATAAAAACTTCTATAAGTTTAAAGTTGCAGTAAATATATTCATTCTATAATGGACTCTAAAATTGTGCCCAAAAAAAGCACCCAACAAAATAAGGTGCCATCAACAACTGACCTAATATTAGGCGAAATAGCAATTAATTATGCAGACCAAAAACTATATGGCAGGCACCCAGGTACGGGTGATGTTGTAGAGATTGGCGGTGGAGGAGGAGGAGGCGCTGGACCAACTGGACCCGCTGGGGCATCTGGCGCTACAGGTCCTAGTGGTTCGACTGGTTTACAAGGAGATATTGGATTTCCTGGTTTTAAATATGACAGCAGAAGAGTTTTATCAAATCAATATATAGCCGGTGAAATTATTGAATACGGTGGTTCTTACTATATCTGTATAGCAAATAATGATGCTCTTCCTCCTACTGGTGCTATTGGAGTTTATTGGAATCCTTATTCGTTTATTGGTGCAACCGGGACTATAGGATTGACTGGAGCAACTGGACTTGCTGGCGATGTTGGGGCTACTGGGGCAACTGGAATTGGTGATGCCGGAGCTACTGGAGCTACTGGGGCAACTGGACTTGCTGGCGATGTTGGGGCTACTGGGGCAACAGGAGTTGCCCCATCTAATACAATCTTAAAAAACACAAGTGATTTAACTCCTGTAAATTTTTTGAGGGTATTAACGCAAACAGATTATGATGCTTTGACTCCAAAAGACGATAACACTATATACTTTATAAAATAATATAATGCCAACATTCACAAAAGCATATATTGGTAGTACACCTTTATTTAAAGAACAGGGCTTTGCCTATATTGAGGGGGCTGATGCAGGCGGCGGAGTACAATCGCTCACTAACGAATTCAAACACAACACAGGAACTTTGACGATTTTTGGGAATGTTACATCGACAAAGGACTTCCACCTTTGCGAGGGGAGTTCTGCCATTCCGGCAAATTGCGTCATTTCTGGCACGTCGACTCAAACAAATGCTGGACCGCAGGGCAGCTCATCTTCTCAACGAGGTTTTACCATTGCTCAAAGCGCTACCAATGTCGGCACGCTGACGATCAGTGGTAATGTTACCCTTTATTCGGGAATGTTTATAGGTGACAACCGCTCCACCGCATCCAACGGCACTCTCGTCCTAAATTCCGGTCAGTTAGTCACAAATGGATCCATGTGGCTCGCAAGCCCGACGGCGACGGTTATTTGCAACGGCGGCACGCACACGATCACTCAACTGTTTGTCTCTGGCGGCGGACACGCCACGGACAACCCGAATCCCGTCTCCGTGGTTACCATGAACGGCGGCGTGCTTAATATCAATTACGCAGCCGCTGTTAGTCAATCGAATATACTTTTCGGTGTTTCAAGTGCGGGAATTAGCTCGACCAGCACGATTAATCTCAATGGCGGCACATTAAAACATAACCAAATCACAAGCAACGTTCCCGCTTCCGGGCGCACGATAGTCAACACCATCAACTTCAATGGTGGCGTGTTAGACTTAGACAAAGGAGCGAGCCGAAATTTACCGAACGCCACAGGCACCGGTTTGACGTGGAATCTTGTCATTAAAAACGGCGGCGCAATTATTTCTGTTTATACAGGCGCGACAATGACGATGGCTGTTGCATTTTCCAATGACGGCACCAACGGCGGTTTGACTAAACAGGGGCCGGGGACGCTTGCAATGGGCAGCCTCGCCCATTCCTACAACGGAGCAACATCTATTTCAGAGGGAGTGGTAACACGTGTCGTTACGAACGAAGGAACATCACCTGGGACTATTACAGGAACTGCAACATTTACTACGACTGGCTCAACCACAACTTTATCTGTTTCTTTTTCGGCCACTCCATCTGCTGGCATGAAATTCAAGTTTTTTCCAGGGGTCACCACTCAAACAATATCTTCAATTACATTAAGTGGTGTATCTGGAAGAACAGGAAGTTATGCAAGTAATACAGGACTTTCGTCAACCTCATCCGTTTTAACTATATCATGACAATAGAACCAAATAACGATGGATGGTCATTTGACTCTTCTGGGGCATGGAAATTAGTGTATAGCGATAAAATAGTTATTTTCTTTGGAGAGTCAACTGGCATATCTACTCAAGCAACCTTATTTATTGGAACCAAGGAAGAATGTGAAGCAGAAGCCTCAAGGCTCGAACTTGTACTACCAAGTAATCAAGAGGCAAGCGAAGAGCAAGATACAGTTATATCAGATCCAGGCACTGACCCATTATAGTAAGTTTTTGTTCTGTATTTTGAGTTACAAATACTGTAAAAAGGAACAATGAACTTTCCATTAAATCCTCAAGTTGGCGAACAGTATATATCGCTTGGAGTTAAATGGATTTGGAATGGATACGCCTGGTTACTGTCTGGAGCTGTAGATGGAACAAAGCCAGAGTTAATTGTTGGCTCAACTGGAGCAACAGGCATACAGGGTGCTACTGGAACTGGTTCTACTGGCGCTACTGGGCCTGCAGGTCCAATTGGTCCACTCGGGTCCACAGGTATTCAGGGTCCAATAGGTAATCCTGGTGCAACTGGAGCAACTGGATCGGGGATAAGAGTAAAGGGCTTAGTTCCTACTTTTTCTGATTTACCTGAGCTCAGCCAAAATGAAGTTGGAGATTTATGGATAGTAACAGACCAAGGTGGATTTGGATATGTATGGGATAAAAATTCCACATGGGTACCAATAGGTCAGTTAAGGGGACCAACTGGAGCTCAAGGATTTCCAGGTGCCCCAGGTGCTCCAGGTTCTCCTGGTATACCTGGATCTGGCACTGGTACAGGTGATGGACTTCCTGGAATTCCAGGGCCTCCTGGGCCACCTGGAAATGTTGGGCAAGAAGGAAGAACCGGACCAATTGGAAGAACTGGCCCCAGAGGCGAGAAAGGGCCAATGGGGTATACCGGTGATCCAGGAAGTACTGGAGCCACAGGAAGCACGGGAGCAACTGGACCAACCGGACCAATTGGATCAACTGGATTAAAGGGTGACCAAGGTAGTCCAGGTGGAGCTACTGGAGCAACAGGACCAACTGGACCCAAGGGTGACACGGGTAGTCCAGGTGGAGCTACAGGTGAAATTGGCGCTACTGGTGCAACTGGGATTGGGTCTACTGGACCAATTGGTCCCACTGGACCCAGAGGTATTACAGGCTTAAGGGGTCCCTCCGGTTTTGTTGGTTCTACTGGTGCAACTGGACCAAAGGGGGATCAAGGTAGTCCAGGTGGAGCAACAGGGCCAACAGGTCCAACTGGACCACCTGGATTAACCGGAGATACAGGAGAAGTTGGTTTACCAGGTATAGTTGGACCTACTGGACCTACTGGTCCTATGGGTTTTACTGGTCCAATTGGTTCTACAGGAATAACGGGGTTTGACGGTGCAACTGGATTGCCTGGGCAAACTGGATCAACTGGCGCAACTGGCGCAACTGGTGTCCAGGGCGCTACTGGAATAAACACAATTTATAGTGATACTAATCCGTATCCATTAATTATTCCACTAATTGGGCAAAGATGGGTTAACACTAGTACATTAATTGAATATCAATGGTATGATGATACGTGGGTCGAGGTAAATACAGCTAACACAGGAGCTACAGGAGCTACAGGAACTGGAGTGGGAGGCTCAGGGGGAATCGTAGGGTGGGGAGATATTTCTAATATTCCAACATTTGCAGCAGTTGCCTTTTCTGGGGATTACGGAAATTTATCGAACATTCCCGCTACATTTGAACCAAAGGCCCACACCCATACGATTGCAAACATTACTGATCTGCAAACAAATTTAGATAACCGCTACACAATGTCCGAGGTGGATAGCTTGTTGAACGGCAAGCAGGCAAGCGGCTCTTATGCTGTTACCGGGCATACACACTCTGGAGAGGACATAACTAGCGGGACAATATCTAAAGAAAGACTGCCTGTTATCCCCACAAACTCGCCTCCAGTTATTCTATCTAGTCCGCTTACTGGTATTACAACATCCCAGGAAGCCGATGTTAATCTTGGGACTATTGTTATTGCAAATGATGGACAGCGGTATCTTTATACTGGAACGGGTCTTAAAAACGATCCAGCAAATTACATTCTACTTTCTGATACTAATATCACATGGTCAGAAATTTACGATAAACCTAGTTCTTTTAATCCTACCACACACTCGCACGCTACGTCGGATGTTACAGGTTTATCAGAAGCCATCGCAAACTATGTTTCAGCTAATAGCCCTGTTTTAACGGTTGCTAATAATTCTGGTCTATCAAAAACATTATTGGAAAATGTTAATCAAATTCAAATCGCTACCACATACAACACCACTATGGCGGACGGGATTGTTTCAGCGGCGGTTGGAGGAGCATCCCCAAAGACGGCACAGACATGGAAGACTATGAATATAGTTCAAGTATTGGATGAGATTCTATTTCCTACTATTGCGCCCACAGTTTTAACCGCAAAAGCGGCTTCTCTTGCACTAACAGGTTCAACAGGAACTCTTGAGGTTGGATTATCCTATTCTCGAACTCTTACTGCTACATTTAATCGAGGTCAAATAAAAAACGGAGACGGAACTTCAGGACCATTACTTGTTGGAGCTGCCACAAATTATACATTTACTGGAACTAATATAGTGTCTACCTCTCAAACTGGAAACACTCTTTCGATTAACGTTGCGATTGTTGATGGAACTAATCAATGGAGTGTTTCTGTAACGCATGGTGTAGGCACTGGACTCTATTATGACAACAAAGGTGTTAGTTCATCTATTCTTGACAGCTCAAGAGCGGCTGGGAGCTCTTCTGGAAATACTAATGCGATAACTGGAGTATACCCATATTACTATTTTAAAAGCTCTAGCCAGCTTACTGCTGATCAATTTGTAGCAGCTATTCAGGACGGAAATGCTACTCCAGTTGTTGCAAGTAGCACTGGTAATTTAACTATTCCATACGCTTTGTCGGAACAATATATTTATGTTGCATATCCAACTTCAACCCCTGCGAAAACTAACTATCAAACAAGCTTGTCGGATTTAGGTGGAATTACTCTTGTATTTAATCCTGTTGAGACAAAAACAATAACAAGAAAAGTTGGTTACTCAAGTTCAGGTACAACTATTTGGTCTAGACAATATCATGTACATGTTGGTAAAAATAAGACTACAAACCCAAATTTAAATATAATATTAAGTTAATATGCCAACAGGAATTTCATTATCAGCGAGTGTTTTAGTTGGTAACAACCAGCCTGTTGATGCAAAGTTTGGGCCGTATAATAGCATTGAAACAGCTAAATCCGATATTCCCTTAAGCATGAGATATAAAGGTTTAACTGTTGGAATAATAACCAATAATTCCGTAAAAGAGTACTGGTTTAAGGACGGTATTGAAAATGCAAACCTAATAGAAAAACAACTTGCAGGAGGAGGAGGAGGCAGCGGAGGGGGAAGTTCAGTTGCGGTAACTCCAGACCCCTTGAGGTTTATATTTACCGGAGATGGAGCAAGAACTGACTTTGCTGTTTCAGGTACTAACGGTTCAACTAATCCTTTAAGCGTAGAAGTCTATATAGACAATGTTAAGCAAACATCAAGTAATGTTTATTCTTTGTCGTCAGAAACTGTAATATTTTCCACACCACCTAAGGTTGGTTCAAACATAGTTATAATAACTCCCAATTATCAAGCAACTGCAGGAGGAACAGGGCTAATTATTGGTTCTGGTGTCGCAGAGATGAAGGTAGTCACGGAAATTCCAGTATCCCCGTCTTCCACTACTATCTATGTCGTTATTCCGTTAGGGGCAACTACGGCCAGCGCTGTGACTCTTGGAACCGTGTCCTTGCTCGGCTCCGGTTCGTCTCAAGCGAAGATCCGTCGCAGTGCATGGGATGCGGTAAATAAGTATTCCTATTTAGGTTCTGCGGCGGCAAATACAGATGAAGGTGTTGCTGGTTGGACTATTACTCGAATTGCTACCACGGCTTCGGGATCGGCTTCCGCGCTGACGCAGACTGGCGCATGGACCAACAGAGCAAATTTATTCCCATGATTGCCACAGCTTTTACAAAAAAAACAGCTACTCCGGTAGTTGAAACATGGAAGCGTCCAACAGATTGGCTTCCTCTTCCTGATGTTCCGTCACAAGGCTTGGTAGTGGAGGCAGGTATATTGTGAATTGGGGGAACGGAACGCAAGACGAAGTAAATGCAAATGCTACCTTTACAAAAGTATTAAACTATTCAGACTATAGCGAGTCTTCTGCTTGTTCTCGCGGCTATCGGCAAGCGATTGTCACTATAACGCCAAAGCCAACGCCGAGCCAAAATCTTACTTTATTGCGCCTCGTTAGCTATACGCCGCGCCCATATACAACTACTCCGTGGCTGGATATTGAAATTAAAGGTACTACAGCACTTGCAACTTTGCAGCTTACAAATTCGAGCGGCGGACCATTTCATACTCAGCTTGAGAGAGTCAAGATTCACAGTCTTGGAAACGTCACGTCGCTTGCTAATTTTTTCCTTTTGTGCAGTTCGTTGACAGAAGTCGTCTTGCCAAGTACCTCTAAAATCACCGCAATGAATGGAACGTTTAATGGATGCGGTTCTTTGCTGTCTGCGCCCATTATGGATACTTCCGCTGTAACGACGATGAGTAGTATGTTTCAAAATTGCTATAAACTGAAGTCTGTCCCCGGTATGAATACCGCAAAAGTAACTTCG